GAACTGATGAAGTTGCTTAGGATAGTTAGCCTTGCTAACTTGTCTATTTCCTTCTTTTTGTTCATGTTGCCTCCTTTGGCTTTTGTATGGCGCTGTTTATACCCACAAGGCTAAACTCCTTGGGACGGGAACTATTTAAACATTCTTCCCGATACTGAAACATGGTTGCGTTTCTTTTCATGCCTGTACCACACATTAGAGCATACAACCTAGCTAGGTGAAGATTTAATCTTACATAACGCATGCTCATGTATTTAATATAATCATATCCTAACTAATTACAAGTTCTTATTAATATAAGTTGTGGATAACTTTTTCGAGCCAACACATCACTTTCTGTGGTCAGCAACTCCAGCTCCTGCTGGCTGCAGCTTATCAGTATTAGTACCTATAAAAGGCGAAGGAATAAATGGAGAATGGAGAGCACGATCCACAACACCAGCATCAGGGCGTAGCTGCCCAGAATTTCACGGAAGATGTTGCCGATCCCAAAGGGCAGCCTGGCGATGGAAAACGACACAAAGACACACACCAGGGTAATAACCGCAAAGTAAACGAGGAATGGGGGCAACTAGGTTTGCGCATCCGTGCTCACCAATGAGTCTGCTTGTGCTTCTAAATCTGCATCTCGATCCGCAATGATCTCATGTGCCATGTCCTCACACGCCCACCAGGCCATCAGGTTCCTGAACTGTTCATCAGATCCCACGGCATCGGCACCGTTAAAGGTTGATATCAAATGGAGAGGACTTTCCCCGCCCCAGTCTGACCACGAATCCCAGAGACGCTGCCAAATCTCGTCTTTATATTTTTCATAAAAGGCAGAGGTGTCTGCGTAGTATATCAACTCAGGGACAATGCCCCCGGAACATCCGTGCTCAACAATTTCTTCTATGATGTCTGGGTTCTCCGCTAACAGCCACTCCTTAATGGAGTCTTGTTTAAACTCAACTGGCATCAATATAATCCTCTCTTACATCTTCAACGATGCAAAGCATGACTTTTAAATCATAGTCTGTCAGCTCTGTCCCGTTCATTAGTTCTTGTATTTGTGAATGCAAAAGCTCTAGCTTTTGATACTTCGTGATGGACTTGTCGCCCCACTCAACGGCCATTGGGCAACTCCTTCCAGTCAACGAACCAGGGACACCGGTCCCAGCCGTGTTGAAACAATAGTCTGTATTCAATGTGCTTGAAATGGTAATTCATCTTCCTTCTCCTTTGTGTAAGGGAGCCTAAGGATTCGCACCTTTCGTTATGGCTTCGCCACTCCCTTTGTTTAGTTTGGGTGGTGGCTTCGTTCGCGATTGATATATCCACGCATTAAGTCAATTAACTAGTATAACGAATCGACACCCAACGTTTAACGGTCCAGGGTCTCGAGTCATTACGGCAACTACCTGGACCTAATAAAACCTTTCAGGCGACATGTGTTCCCACGCTCTGGCTTTACTTAATATATATATAATCCCATTTAGTTAGGATGTCAAGAGCTAATGTGAGTTTTGTTTTACCACGTCAGGTACCAGCTCCTGGGTGCCGGTTCTGGTTAATATATATAGGGATAGGTACAAGGGGTGAAAGGCTAATGGACAATGGATGGTGCGCCATCGCTGACGCACCGTTTGTTTATGTTTGGCTAACTTAAACAAAGAAGGAAGAATTTAGGAGTAGCAGAATGTACACCCAGTGTCAACCAGCAGAACAACTCCTGCCTGGGTCTGGCTGCAGGATGGTTCTAATAAGTAGTGTAATGGGTGAAGGTGTAAGGAATGGAGCTAATGGAGACGGGCAGATCCACCAACGTCAGGAGTCCAGGCAGCCAGCAGGTGCTTCAGGAGATCCCAGCTCCCAGACCTGGGGCCGGTGGAGATGGAACACAGTGGAGACTTAGTGTCAATGGACTGAGGATCACGGACAATGGAGCCTGAGAATAATTTGGTGGTCTTCGGAAGAGGGTCTCTGGCAAGTACAAATACGGGACAGCCAATAGAATAATGTCGATTTATCCACGCTATTTGATGCGCAGAAAAGTTCAAACGATTATTCTTTATTATCTTTAGTTCAACCCAAAAGGGACGCTTGTAAAAGCCAAACAAATCAGGTATTCCCAGACCTGTGTTAGACTCAATGCGTGTCCATACAACACCTTTAGTGTTGCGTTTGATTTGTGCCCAAAGATTTTTCTCTTCAGACATGATCAGTAATCCAACATTTGTTATTATCTAAGTCAACAAACAGTAGTTCTACCCCCAGTTTTTTTTGATAGGCAGTTCTAGTTCTGCTAATTCTTCTACCCTTTTTCTTACCAGAATGATAACGAGAAACAGATTTCACATCATACAAATGTATCTGCCCGCGCTTATCTATTGTCATTATGTCAACACAACCAGTATCATGTATTGTCTTGAATATCAGATTCCCCTTCTTCAGTAAGAATGTTATCGCCAGGTTCTCCGCTAGGTTCCCCTTCCACGCTGTCTTGTGCAATAACCTCAAACTCGCCAGGAATGGATAATTTCTTTCTAAGTTCAATAAGTTTGTCCTCTACCTCTCCGACAGTCATTTGATCAATAGTTCCATGCATAATCTCTTTTCTGTCTATATACAAACCAGCCACCATGCCACGATACTTTTCGGCAGCAATAGCACCAGTGTAATTACCGGCAGCCTCTGCACTATCTCGTAGCTCAGCTAATTTTTGTATGTGAGTTTTATAGGAAATGGAGTATCTCCTATTTAATTCTGCGCGCCGTCTTTCAAGTTCGTCAACGACATGTGGGTAGTATTTTGGGTTTTGCAGTTTACTGGCAACCACTACAGCAATACCTTCTGAGTATCCTGCATCAATTGCACACTGTTTTGCACTCTGAATTGTGCCCTTTTCGATGAAAATATTGACAAATTGTGCCTGTTTTGGGGTCAATTCGAGTGTTTTTTGTGCTTTTTTTGGCATGTTTTTTACCTTACTTTAGTAAGTTACCCTCCAAAAAGCCTTATTTATCGCCAAACGTTGTAAATATGTTAGTGCTCGTTTACAACCGTTTAACAACTTATTTACAGAGGGAACCCGCGATATATATATCTTTTTACTACTTTGTAAATATGTAAACCGATTTTGCTCATTTCGCGCGGTTTTAGATTTAATTTCTGTAGAATAATATATATAGTGATTTACATGAGATTGGTCTGTGTTTCGTGGCTTGATACCGTTGAGCATCCGTCTGGTTGGTATGATCCAGAAGACATTGATACCTTGGAAGATGCGGCCTTGGTCCATAGTTATGGCCTCGTTCTCAAAGAAACAGAAGTCTCTATTACATTGATAGCTGATCTAATTGTAGGAACAAAAGAGTTTGGTCGGTCGACCACGATCCCTAAAGGTATGATAGAAGAAATAAGGGACATCCCTAATTTAGACTACTGATCCCACCCATAGCCATTCGTTGAATACCCTTTGCTTTTCGATAAGCGTCCTCGCGTGTTGTTCCGGGGACCATGATCTCTTGATCATAGACCATACGCTGTTGAGGAGTGAGTGCTCCAAGCATCATATTAAAATTTTGTCCACTCTGCATAAAATTATTAAACCCAGACTGTAAGTTTTCTATACCAGTATTAATACTAGGCATCGGATTCATAGGTGACAGAAAATTTTGTACCCCACTGTATAAACCTTTAGCTAAGTTCATCATCGGTGTACCTTTTTCTGCTAAGCCCTGAAACATACTTCCAATACCACGACCCATATCACCCATGATTTCACGAGGTGTAGGACCATAAACGTTTGCAAGTCTCATTCTTTCAGCAGCAAGACTTCGAGGAGCATCCGAGGTCATCTGTAAAAGATTAGAAGATCCTTGAACAGGTCTTGTAAATTGATTTTTAAAAGCTACGTCTTTATCGAATTGTGTTATACGGCGTAACGCACGATCATCAGAGACACCAGGATTATTACCAAAAAACTCTCTTTTGCTTCTGGCAATATCTAAGTCTCTACCCACATTAGGTGCGGGTCTTGCTGTTCTGTTTATTTCAAAAGGATTTCTGGCCATTTATTTCTTCATAAACTGAGGTTTACCTCTTTTAGGTGTTATTGGTCCAAATTTCTTTTTTGGTTTTGGTTTACCAGCGGCTTTTTTTAGAACACTTCCTGCAACACCACCCACGAGAGAACCGAGACCTTTAGAAACCCCCTTTAGTTTAGGACGCTTCTTAGTTCTAGGTTTGCCAGGTAACGGAGCTTCTAGACGCAATATTTTAGGTCCCATTCTATCTCTTTTTTTTGGAGGTCTTTTAACTGTTCTACCAATTGGTTCTCCTCTTTCTTTTAATCTTTTTTTAACTGTTGGACTTAATGGTTTTAATCTTGTTTGTTTTTTCTTAGCTATCATTACCATGCTATTTACCTTTTCTCTTCTTAAGCATATCTCTGGCTCTTTTCATATCATCAACGCTAAGTCTTCCTGAGGGTTTGCGTTTTTTTGCTTCATTAAAAACTGCTTTACTCATTCCAGCCATACCAGCTCGCGATAAACCCTTGCCTGATCCTTTACCTGCTGCCCCAGCTGCTGCTCTTGTCATGTCAGCCATAGACATTCTACCAGTAGGTTTTGAAAGTCTTTTTCTTCTTTCAATAAAAGAACTAGGTTTCTTCATTTCACCAGGATTTTTACCTGTAATAGCTTTTACTCTTCCAGGAGACATAATTTCACCAATCTTACGCTTTAAGTCAGGTGTCTTTTTCTCTCTCATTATTATATTTTTTAATTTTTTAAGTAAATCGTCAGAGATTACCGTAGGTCTTGTGCCTCCAGCTCTCTTTGGCTGTAAGTTTCTTAATTGTTTTTTTGGCTTTATCATGTCTGCTCCTTGGTCCGTGTTCCGTGGTTTATAAACTTTGTACTACTAGGAACATAACAAAAATAAATGTCAAGAGCAAAGATTTATTGACTTTTTAAAACGGACTTTGATATGGTGGTAGGTACGCACTTATGCAATCAAAGGAGGTTTACATGGAAGAAACACAAAAGAAACTCGAGGAAGCGTACCTCGTCATAGCCTATTTACAGGCTCAGTTAGTACAAAAAAATAGCTAAACTATGTGGTGTGGGGGCTTTGACTATTATGCAAAGCCTTACTACCCATGGTCACTATTTCATGCCACTGTTCGTGCGTGAACTCATCTTTACCGCCATCTCTATATATCACTCGATACATAAGACTCTCCTTCATTTCGGGAGGATCTGAGACTTTTGTAAATATTTCCACAGCTGTTATAATATCTCTAATCATTTTGGGAAAGATAACACATTTCCGTTCTTTAATTTACTCATTTTTTGGATAATTAATCGGCGTGTAGCCTCTTGTAAATCTTTAGTATCACCAACTAGTTCGTGACCCCAGATATCAGCACAAGCTCGAAGAGCCTCTACCTTCTGTTTTTTATTAGCAAAATAGTCTCTATCGTTCTCAATAAGATCAAGAACCATGCGTCTGGAGATCAGTGACTCCAGGTCTTCGGTAATCATGTTTATGTCCATGATCTAATTCTAGTGATTCATTCGGATTTGTAAAATAACTTTTACCCATAATTTGTTCGGCTTTTCGTCTTGCGGCTCTTCTGTTATCACGCATTTCAGCGTATCTCACCGACATGCCTCTGCCGTCCATGTGTTCGTGCGTAGGTTTAAATTTCATGTTCTCTCCTCTATAGCCGACCTAAGATTGACCACTCGAAAGGATAAAAGCATCAATACTTACAGCTTTTCACCAAAAAGGTTATACATCTGCCTTAACCGGTCTGGATCGGCGCAGCCGGAACTTGTTAATTGCTTTCTCTTTCAGCTTCTTCAACGGCATCCATTTTGTAATCAGACCAAGTATATTTTCTGGCCTGTGTTACAAACTTCTCATGTTCTGCTTCGGCCAGATCCATGTAGCCTTGCTTGAGATCAGCAAACTTATTTAAAACTCGTGCAGTTTCTTCTAAGTCCGTACCCTCGTCTGTTCTTAGGTACTTAACTGCTTTACGTAAATGTGATATGAACAGTTTATCATTTGATATTTCTACGCTCATTTCTTCCTCCTCTTTTCTTTGCTTCTTGTTCTATTAGCTTTGTAATAAATCCACCCATTGTGCAATAATCAGCTTCTGCCATGGGTCTTGCTTTACCATAAACATCTACTTTAATTGCGATAGATTTGTATTTCGTTGCATCCATTTGTTAAATAACTCCTAAATAGTTTAATATTAAAATAAGAATTAGACCTAGTGCCATAAACCATCTAAAATAAAATATCAGTGTAACTAATATTAAAGATGTTAGTATAATATATGCCATGTCCTAATTTCTTATTATAATATAAGAGTTAAGGCATAAAAGTCAAGGAGATTGAATGTTAAAATTTTTGTTGGTGGGTTGGGCCTGCATCGGAACAGGCTTAGATCAGAAATGTGTGAAGTTAGCTTCAGAGGTCATACATGAAAATGTGGAAGACTGCTCTCAATACTACACTGTCATTAGAGAAGACTTAAAAAGTCGTGATACTACAATCACATTAAACTTTAATTGCGTGCAGACAGGTTTGCTAGAAGATTTATTATAGAGTTCTTCTTATATGATTAGGAAGAGTGCCGTCCATTTTGAATTGAACGTAAGCACCATGCCAATCTTTTTTATACTCAGTTTGTAGCCATTGTTTAATAGCTGTATCAGCGTTAGGCTCTAGTGTAAAAAAGTTTGAGAGTTTCTTTAAAAGTTCCATGCTGTTGTTATACACAGAAAAATAATTTTTGGTTTTGTTTTTATTGCAACTCTTGTGTGTTAAACTTTAAAGTCTGCTTCAAACTCAACGTCAGGTTCTTCTTCAACAACAGTAAAGATAGTTCTACCATTGACTCTCTTCTCATAAGAATTATGACACAATAAACAGTGATAGTGATCTGTCTTAGTTCTGAACATGGGAACTGTTACGTGTTCAAAAGAACAATTAGGACATAGCGTGGCTTCGACCTTTTCGTCTTTCTTTTTATCTAACTCGCCTCGCCCCATGATGGTCCTTCCTCACAGTCAAGCTTGACAGGTACTTCTAGTTTTACTGCATTCTGCATTATCTCTATGATCCTATCTTTTTCCATATCGTTTTCAAATGAACAATCAAGTTCATCATGGACTTGTATGTGAGGGACAATCCCTTCGTTATGTAAATCAACCATAGCTTTCTTTGTCATGTCAGCAGCTGATCCTTGTATAATTTTGTTAAGTGCTTTGTAAGTAAAGGCTCTTTTAATTTGTTTGCCATGTTCTCTTTCGGCTTCGTCCCTGGGCAGTGGTTTGTGGACCCCATAGCGTGAAGGTTCCCACATATCAAATCGACATTTGCGACCTAACAATGTTCTGACGTGTCCTACATCTGCGGCCTTCTTCATAGTTCTCTCAATCATTTCTTTTACAAAAGGCACGCGTTTGTGATACTTCTCAAAAAGATCCTCAGCCTCACCAGGTGTTAAACCCAGTTCACTGGATAGTTTACCCTTACCCATGCCGTAGAACAGCCCTAGATTAATTGTTTTAGCCTTCTTACGGTCTATTTTAGCCATCTCAGACACCATTGTGTGGAAGTCCGTGTTGGGGTTGTCATGGTATGCGTCCACAAATTCATCAGCTCCTTTCAACCCGCCAGCGGTCAAGCTGGCAAGGTGAACCACAAGTCGTGGCTCTTGCTGTGAGTAGTCGAACGCACCCCACTTCTTCCCCTCCTCAGGTTTAAAGATCGAGCGTATCATCGACCCTAAAACCTTTGAGGCGGGAACTTGTTGTAGGTTAGGTGTATTATAGCTCAGTCTTCCTGTGACTGTGCCTCCACCATCTCCTCGCAATTGGTTTATCTCTGCATGTATTCTTCCGTTATGTTCATGCTTTAAAATTGTATCAATAAAAGTAGTTCTCGCTTTGTTATATTCTCTTGCTTCTGCGATAGCTTGAACCAACGGGTGTCCATGAGTGCGGAGGAAATGTTTGTCGAATTTAGGAGCACCCGTCAGTTCGGTTCGTGCGTATGGAAGATTTAACGCATCGAACATTTTAGATATAGACTTAGCTTCCCAAACATTTATAGACACACCAGTTTCATTTTTGATGTTCTGTAAGTTTGTTTGTTCTTTTTCCAAAAGTTTCTGTTTACTTTTTTCAGCTTGGTCTACGTCAACTTTGACACCATGCCACTTCATATCAATCAAGACTGGAAGGACCTGGTGTTCTAACTCGTTGATGTGTGATAAGTCTTGAGCGTGTATCTCTCTCATAAACACATCGTATAATTTTAAGGCAAGCTCTGCGTCTTGCTCTGCATAAGGACCCACATACATAGGTGGTAATCTCCACATGTCATTCTTGGCATCGACACCCCAATCCTTTGCAGCTTCATATAATAAGGCTTCTGATTTCTTTTCGCCCAAATGATCTTTGGCTAGCGCATTAAGTGAGTATCTCATTCTGTTCTCATCTAAGATAGGAGCCATGAGCATCGTATCCCAAATCTTAGAAGTAATTTTCATACCCATACGTTTCATCCAACCCACATCATACATAGCGTTGTGGCAAACAATTTCAGGACATCTATCTAACAAATCTTGAAACTGTCTCATAAAAACTTTTTTGTCATAGTTACCTGGTGCATCGTGATCAATAGGAAAGTAACCTTTGAAACCATCCCATGCGATAGCAACTCCTACTACTTTACCATTACCTGTAGCCCAACCTGGCCCGTGGTCCTTGATTCCTGGATCGTAAGTTTCTAAATCTATAGCGACAGGGCTTTGTCCTTTGTAATCAATATACTCTGGACAGACCCACTCACTCGGTGGTTGAAATAGGGGATTTTGAATCGTCATCCTTCTCCTTTTCTTTTCCAAAACATTTCTCATGGGTTTCTTGTGGAAAATAAACTTCTACTAAAGAACCGCACGTCTTGCAGTCCAGTATCGACATGAAAGACCAGTCATCATATTCCTCGCTAACATCAACGTCATCACACCATCTTAATTCTGTATTACAATGCCAACAATTCATTTCCAATCCATCCTTTCTAAATTATCTCTCCAATATTCTAAAACACATTTAGAAACATCCTCATGTAAAACTTTTAAATTACCAATATCTAATTCTAAAGGCTTACCTATATTTTTATAAGCTTCTTCTAATTCTTTTCTTGTTAAACTTAAAAACAATTTTCCATTCTCGTAAACAACTCTACTCATCTTATAAATATCTCATTTCTATGTCTGCCTCTGTTTCTATAACGACACGTGCCCCACAAGATAAAATAGCTTTGTCGTTGCCACCATATCTAATTTTAGAGGGGCCATTGATTATAACTTCATGGCAATAACTATTTTTTCTACCTTCCTTAATAGTAATTACAGGTTCATTTTCATTATTTTTTTTGTTACTGCGAATAATATGTTGATTAACATGAATATATTTCTTCATCTTATTACCTCCAAGTATTCTCTATCTGTTTCTGAACGCACCAACCATAATTCTTTTCTTGCACGTGTTGCACCAACATAAAATACTCTGTGTTCATCATCGGGATTGTTAATCAATGCTTCTTCTGATTTACGAGATAGGTCTAATAGCAAAACAACATTGTCTGCTTCTCCACCTTTTGCTCCATGTATTGTTGAAATTTCTATCTGAGGCTTTTGCCAAATATTGATTCCTCGCTTCATTAATTGCCTTATATACATTACCTTACCATAGGGTATCTTGTC